AAGAGATAACTTGATGAGCCTCTGTCGTTCCTGCCATACCAAGATCCACCACGACATCGGTGACCGGTAGGGGCGGTCAAATCTCCGGGGCCTTTGTCAGCGGACAGCGGCCCGGGGTCACGTGTTGAAAATCGCATAAGTTTTCGGGGGAATAGACCCCGGCATGAAGGAGGTGTGAAAAACATGGGTCAAAGAGGACCTAAACCAGGCACAGGTGGCAGGCCGAAAAAGGCCATCGCAGACAAGATTGCGGACGGAAATCCCGGCAAGCGAACGTTGACTGTCATTGATTTCAAAGACAGCGCGGTTGACCTGGAAGGACAGGCCATGCCCAAGCCTTCCGACTTCCTTTCCGCAAAGCAGAAAGATGGCTCGACGCTCTGTGCTGCCGAGATATACGAAAATGTGTGGACGTGGCTTTCCGACCGAGGCTGTGTTGCCATCGTATCTCCACAGCTGATTGAGCGTTTTGCTATGGCAAGTGCCAGATGGATTCAATGCGAGTCCATAACCAGTGAACTCGGCTTCCTGGCAAAGCACCCCACGACAGGTGCTGCGATTCAGTCACCCTATGTGGCTATCGCAAACACATATATGACCCAGGCAAATCGTCTGTGGTCAGAAATCTTCCAAATCGTCCGTGAGAACTGCACCGGAGAATATAATGGCGCAAACCCACAGGACGATGTGATGGAACGACTACTTCGAGCAAGGAAAGGAAATGGTTAATTATGTTTGAGAAAGTAAATCCTAGCCACCCCGACAAGGTGGCTGACAGAATTGCCGGTGCTATCGTTGACCTGGCATATAAGGTGCAGGACGATCCCAAGGTGGCTGTTGAGGTTCTTATCGGTCATGGCGTCTGCCACGCTATCGTAGAAACCTCTGCACCTATCGACAAGGTCGAAATCTGCAAGGCGATCCACCGCATCGCAGGCACCCATATGTGTGATGTGATCGTTGTACCCCAGGATGCTCATCTTGCCCGTAACCAGGCCGATGCCATCCGATGCGGTGACAATGGCATCTTTAAGGGTGTACCTGTAACAAGCGAACAGAGGGTTCTTTCCTACATCGCAAGGGACATCTACGAAGCCCACCCATTTGATGGCAAGTACATCATCAACGGTGATGAGCTCATCATCTGCCAGAGCAATGCTGCAAGCGCCGAACTCAAGAAGAACTATCCCAAGGCTGTCATCAATCCCCTCGGTGATTGGACCGGTGGCACGGATGTGGACACGGGTGCGACCAACCGCAAGCTGGGCAGTGATATGGCTGACTCTGTAACGGGTGGCGGTCTTCACGGCAAAGACCTCTCCAAGGCAGATGTCAGCGTGAACATTTATGCATGGCTGAAAGCCCAGGCAACTGGAAAGCCCGTGGAACTGTTCTGTGCCATCGGTGATGAAACTGTCGGCGGTGTACCTTATTCTGAAATTGTGGAAACAGCGAGAGAGTTCATCCGCTCCATCGGCGGCTTTGAAGCTTTCGCTGAGTGGGGGCTTGTATGATTATCGAAAAGAAGAAAACGGCAGAACTCCTGCCTGCAGACTATAACCCTCGAAAGGATCTCAAACCCGGTGATGCTGAATACGAAAAGCTGAAACGCTCCATTGAGCAGTTCGGTTATGTGGAGCCCGTCATCTGGAACAAAACCACCGGTCGTGTGGTTGGCGGTCATCAGCGCCTTAAGGTGCTCATCGACACGGGGATGACCGAGGTAGATTGTGTCGTGGTCGAGATGGATGAGAACAAAGAAAAGGCCCTCAACATCGCTCTCAACAAAATCAGCGGTGAGTGGGATACCGACAAGTTGACTCTGCTTATTGCGGATCTGCAAGGTGCAGACTTTGATGTGTCCCTTACTGGCTTTGAGGCTGCGGAGATCGACGACCTCTTCTCCGCAACCGGCAAGAAGTCCGGTAAGGATGACAAGTTCGACCTCAATGCCGCCCTTGAAAAGGCCAGCTTCGTTGAACGGGGTGATATGTGGTATGTGGGCAGACACAAGTTGTACTGCGGTGATGCCACTTCCGCAGAGGATGTAGAAACCCTCATGGACGGCAAACGCGCCAACCTGGTATTGACCGACCCTCCTTACGGCGTGTCCTTCAAGAGTTTCACCGGACTGACTATTAAGAACGACAGCATCAAGGATGAGGAGTTCTACGAGTTCCTCTCCAAGTGCTTTACCAATATGGCAAACAGCCTCGAACCCGGTGGTGTCAGCTACGTGTTCCACGCAGACACCGTAGGCCACATTTTCCGAAAGGCCTTCATCGATTCCGGCTTCCATCTGCAGGGTGTCTGCATCTGGGCAAAGAACTCCTTGGTGCCTGGTTACTCTGATTACCAGTGGCGTCACGAACCTATTCTTTACGGCTATCTGCCTAACGGCAAGCACGCCTGGTATTCGGATCGTAGCCAGACCACCGTGTGGAACTTCGACAAGCAGACACAGAACAACCATCATCCTACTTCCAAGCCTTTGGATCTTCTGTGCTATCCCATCGGCAACTCCTGCCGTGAGAATGCATTGGTACTGGATACCTTCGGTGGCAGCGGATCGACCCTCATGGCTTGTGAGCAGATGAATCGAATCTGTTACATGATGGAGTTGGACGAGAAGTACGCTTCCGTCATTCTCCGCCGTTTTGTCGAGAACACTGGAAAGGCCGACGAGGTGTATGTGATCCGTGATGGGGTCAAGTTCACCTTTGCCGAACTGGTGAAAGAGGTGGAAACAAATGAATAAGACGCTGACCCTGGGCAGTCTCTTTGACGGCTCCGGTGGTTTTCCTTTGGGCGGCTTGATTTCCGGTATTACCCCTGTGTGGGCTTCGGAGATCGAGCCGTTTCCCATTAGGGTTACCTCAAAGCGTCTGCCTTTTATGAAACACTACGGCGACATCTCCCAGATGGATGGCGGGAAGATCGAGCCTGTTGACATCATCTGCTTTGGCTCACCCTGCACCGATATGTCCGTTGCCGGACGCAGGGCTGGGCTTGAGGGACAGCAATCCGTGCTGTTCTACCAGGCCATCCGCATCATTAAGGAAATGAGGTGTGCCACGAATGGCAAATACCCTAGATACATCGTGTGGGAGAATGTCCCCGGTGCCTTCTCCTCAAACGGTGGCGAAGACTTCAAGGCAGTCCTCGAAGCCGTCATCGGCATTAAAGAACCGGATGCCCAGGTGCCTTCGCCTGACAAGAACAGATGGCCTTATGCCGACTGTTACATGGGAGACGGATGGAGCGTTGCTTACCGAGTTCTTGACGCTCAATACTGGGGAGTCCCCCAAAGAAGAAAACGCATCTACCTTGTCGCAGATTTTGCAGGTGGGCGTGCCTTCGACATACTTTTTAAGTCAGAAGGCCTGTCTGGGTATTCTGCGGAGGGCTTCCGCACGTGGCAAGAAGCTACCGGAAGTTCTGCAAATTGCCTTGGAGCGGCAGGCTTCGATGGCTACAACGGAGATTTAACCGGAGAGGTTTCCTCGACCCTCGGTGTGAACTGTGGTATGAGTACAGGCCGTAACGGGATCGTGCTCAATGACCAGGGTGGCAACCGAATGGATGTCACCGATGAGGTCACCGCCACACTTCGTGCTGAAGCACACCACCCGCCCGTGGTGATGGAAGCTGCCGGGTTCTGCACAGAGCATTCTGCCAGAAGTCGCAGTATCGGTTATGAGGAAGAAACCGCTCCCACACTCCGCGCTGGTGTTGTTCCGGCAGCCGTTGCCCTTGAAAACCATCCCGCTGACAGCAGAGTCAAAATCTCCGAAGATGGCAAGGTGCAGACCCTGGCTTCCCGCATGGGGACCGGTGGTGGCAACGTCCCTCTCGTGATGGCAGAGGCTTGCAACTGGGATGGTCAGCAGACCGCTCCTACACTTACCGCTCATAATGCCGGGGGCAATCAGCGTATGCCGGATAAGAGTCACTTCAACTGCATCTTGCAGGCTTTCGGCATCAGTTCCAAAGACAGCAATGGCATGAAGTCAGCCAACCCTCACGTTGGTTTCTATGAAGCTGATACATCTCGCACCATTGATGCCAACGGTGGTAACCCCGGATGCAACCAGGGCGGCATTGCCGTTGTGGAATGTCCGGTCTATAGCATGACCACAGGTAGCTTTGCCCAGGTGTCCGAGAACACCGCACCTACCATGCTTGCCAGGGACTACAAAGATCCTACAGCTGTTTGCTACGGGATCGGCAGAGACACATTCAATCAAGGCAAGAACGCAAAGTTCGCTCCTACCTTCGCGGAAGAAACGCAGCCCACACTCGTGGCTAAAGGTCCTGGCGCAGTTGCTTTGCCTTACGGCTTTGATCCGTCCGCTTCACGCGATGTCGGGCAGTATTTCCTTGAGGATTGTGGCAACACGCTCGTCAACGGCACTTGCCCCGGGCATCATAATGGTGTGGTTGAAGCATCTTACACCGTCCGCAGACTGACTCCTACCGAGTGCGCCAGACTGCAGGGCTTCCCGGACTGGTGGTGCGATGACCTGGGTATTGACAATCCTACTATGGATGATATCCGCAAGTGGTACGATGTCTTTGAGACTCACCGCAGGATCGTTGGTGGATCTGCAAAACCCAAGTCACTCAAGCAGATTGCCAAGTGGCTGCGTGATCCTCACACGGATGCAGCCGAGTATAAGATGTGGGGTAACGGAGTGGCTCTTCCGTGCGTTGTTTTCGTTCTTTCCGGCATTGTCTGGTGTACACAAAATGAGACCGATAATGAGGCACACTAATCTACCTGGAAAGTGTCAAATATAACTGGATATGTGCAAAACATGACGGTAATATGTGACTACCAAATTTAAAGGAGGTCACTCACATGACAATTACCATCAACGCACAGGGTGCAGAACGCAAGCGCCTGGTTCAGACCATTTCCAAGTGGCTGGGTCACCCCGCCAAGTACAGCGGAGCCCCTACTTTTAACTACGAGGTCGACTACTTCACCATCGACAAGAACGGTAGCCTTTCCTTTGATGACAGCGCCGACAGCGAAGTGATCGAGAGACTGCTTCAGCACCTCTACGATGAGGGCTTCGACATCGACCAGAGCGAAACCGAAGACGAGGAGATCAGCGGTGTTTGCATTTCCATGCCTCGCAGCCTTTTCACCGACAGCAACCTTGAAAACCTCAAGGCCATCGTTGCCGCCAAGGGCAACCTCATCAAGAAGGCCCTCGGTGCTGACGAACTGAACCTTGAGGTAACCGACACGAAGGTTTCTTTCCCTTGGTTTGTAGGCACACCTACACCGGATGAACTCAAGGCCTACGACACTTTCATTTGCAAGCTGTGTGAAATGGCTCGCAATCAGAAGCGAGTCAGCGCCAAAGAGAAAGACACCGACAACGAGAAGTACGCATTCCGTTGCTTCTTGCTTCGACTCGGCTTCATTGGTGAGGAGTTCAAGAGTGAACGCAAGATCCTGCTTCGCAATCTGACTGGGTCCTCCGCATTCAAAAGCGGAAAGGGGGTGCAGGAATAATGTTCGGTATCAGTGAAGAAACGGTCAAGAGACTTAAGGAAGAGTACCCTGCGGGTTGCCGTGTGGAACTCATCAGCATGAATGACCCTTACAACACCCGCCTCGTGCCTGGTTGCAGAGGCACCGTCAAGTGTGTCGA